AGAATTACAGACGAATCAGGCAGGATTATGAAAGTTGACTTCACAAGAAATGAAGTTTTTAATATTGGAATTGATCATTTAAATGCCAATAGACCTTTTAAATCAAACATCTATAGCAGCCAATTTCCATTATTTAATTCAGATACTGATGTTAATTTTACAAAAATGGCAAAGTCTGAAGTTGATGAACTAGGACAATCAAATCTTGTTAAAAGCATGACTAAAATGGAACAAGAACAGTATCATATTAGCCAAAAAGGAATTGTTGTAATGCGTGATTACGACATTACTGATCCGTCACAACCACAAGGAATATATTTATATAGAGTAAATAAACTTGGAAGAAAAGCATTTACTGAAACAGGCGTTGGTTATTCGGTAGATCGTTTAAGTAATCCTTATGTATCGTTTTATCAATCATCTGGAGATGGACCACAAGGTATTAATTACGTTAATAATCAACGTGTTATGCAACAAAGTCCTTCTAAATTAATGTTTTTAGCAATGCAGCGATATTTTGATACTACTAATCCGGAAAATTATAAAACTATTGAACGTATCCGCAAAACATCTATTGTTCCTGCTGAGGTGTATATAGCAAAGATGTTAGTAGCACGAGCGCAAAGACTTCAATCTTCTTCTATACCAACTAAATGGCGTGATGGAATGCGTGATAACTATGTTGTTAAAAAAGCAATTGCTAATATTGGCGATGACACATATGAAGTATTGCAATCCGCCATTGTAAATAACAAACGTAGTGGAACATGGCTTTCATCTGGAGATATTGTTGATGAAAGTGCAAAACCATTTTCAGATTATGAAAATGATTTATTACGAGGATTGCCAGACTTACCTGCTGAATTAGCTAATGATGAAATGTTTGTTGAACAATGGAAACAACAAAGATACGAAATGATCCAAGAGCGGATGGCACACACTGGTGATCCAGAAAATATTATTTTTGAACGACATGGTAATAATGATCAAATTGGCGTTGCTATTGATGGTCGTAATGTGCATATTACAATACCTGACAGTGGTTTTAAAGAAACTATTGGAGCAATGTTTAGTTCTAGTCCAACTGAAATAGCTACGTTGTCAGACATTCCTGTTGGTAGTGGAACTACAATGCCTGCAAATACTATTCCTAAAGATTATCCAATATGGCGTCTTATAGGTACAGCGTTTTTAAATTTGTCATCGCTTGAAGTAGTCAAACGATTAAGTCGCGATTTTGCTCGCCCTATGATTCAAAACTATGCGTTGACTGCATTTAGGCCAAAAGATATGGCAATGCAGTTTTACGGGATTCTTGGAATGATGCCTAATCTTTGGTGGCCATCTGGTACTAATAGATCAGGAAATATCTATCAAAAATTATTTACTCATCAAAAAGATGTAGCACTTGGCGACATGATGTACCACAAAATTATTGACGGCATTTTTAGAAAATATGGGAAAAAAAATAGCGTAATAAACATCGGTGTACCTTTTTTAAAAAGTTTTGAAGCTGTTGTTGTAGGTAAATATAATCGTGAATCTGGTCGTCGTGAATCATACACTATTGAAGATTTAAATGAATATGGTTTGGCTACTTCTTATGGTGAATGGTATGCAGCAGCTTCGGCAGCACAAGCTTTAAATCCATTATTACAATTAAAAGATGTACCTATTCAATTGACTGGTGCTGAAAATATTGGTCAAGGTATTGTTCCTCAACGTATTGTTCCTTTTGTTGGCATGACAGAACGTGGTGGACTTTTATCTACTGATTTATTGCGCATTAAACAATTTTTAGAAATTGCTCGTGTTGTTGACCGCAGGCCTTTTGATCATTTGGATTCAAAGGCTTGGTTTAAAAATGCGGATATTTATGAAGCTGACAAAGTTAAACAAAATTTTGCGCGCATTATAAACACACTATCTGGCAGCCCAGTAGGGGAAGATCCAAACACGCATCCTATTGCACGTGATATTGGATATCTTGCAGGTAATGCATATACTGCTCCAAATTGGGGCAAATCTCTTAAAGCTGCATCATTTTTGCCTATGATGGCTGAATTGGCTGCTGCACATGCTATTAACTATGTATTCCGTCCTGTATATCGAAAGTTTAATCAAGGCGCTGAATTCAACACTATTAATCTTGGTGCATATCATAATTACCTACGTGCAATTAGTCAATTTACATCTGCAGGTAAAACAACTGCAAAAACACCGGCTATTTACAATTTGTCTAGGATAAGCGCATCGATTGGTCAGACAATGTTTCTTTGGTATTTATTACAAGCAGGTCAAATTAATATTCAAGAACGCGCTTTTCTTGCTGCACAAGGAAAACCTACAGAATGGTATGAATTAAATCGAACGGCTGAATTAATGGATGAGGCAAATGTTAAATTTGAAGGTCAAGACTTTTTTGATTTTAATAGTCCAACCAAATTTGGCAAAGTTATTTCTTTTGGAAACATGCAATTGCATGCTCCGCCAATTGTAATGGGTATGCATAGATTTATTGGCGCACCGTATTATAGAGCACAGCAGTTAATTAGTAACGGCGTACATCCTGTAAAAGCAATTGGCGAAACAATGCTTAATTCAGAACTTCTTACAAGAATAAATCCTATGTATATGGGTGTGTGGAATGCTATCAAAACTGGTAGGACATTTTCAAAAGCAGCACTGTTTCAACAACATCCGGGATTTACATATTTTCTTCAACATAAAAATGATCTTTTGCGCACAGCTGGACCTTATTCATTAGATTTACTTAGACTTGCACATATGTATCCAAATGGAGCAAGTAGATTTGCTTTAGATCAAGAAGTGTTGCCTGTTCAAAAACTTTTTACTGATTTGGAAAACATGCTTTATCAAAAAGATGCACAATATAATCATGCAACTTCTACAGCTATGCGGTACGTTGGAATGGAAAATAGTTATTATAATACACTTAACCAAGACGTTATTCCTGCAATGAAATCTGATGGCTTTACAATCGGATCTATGGTGCAAAACGTAAAAGAGTATGGTTATGATTATCCAAATGCATTTGACATGGTAAGTCAATTTGGATTAAAAAGTCTTTATGAGGGCATACCCGGCAGTGGTGATATTGGAGAAGACGGTTGGTCGTCAACACAAGTTCCTCGAATGGCTGGTGTACCAACACAAGCTGTTATTGATGTGTCAAAACAACAATCTGAACGACAACAGAACGAAATGAGAAAAAGCAAAGAAACTGTTATTTTAAAAAATCCTACACAAGAACAAATGAATAATCAAAGGAATCGTTAAATGAGTAATAAACTTTTATTTATAGACATTGCTTGTAAATACATTGGTGTGACTGAAGATCCAATTGGAAGCAATCGCAGTTTATTAATTGACAAATGGAACACAAACGTGCATGCGCCATTAGGTAGTTTTTGGTGTGCGTCATTTGTAAGTGCTATTGCAATAGAGTGGGAGTTAGAAAGTGGTTATAATTGGCCATTGTGTTTCAGCGCAGATTGTGACGTGTGGCTTGCTAATGCTAAAAAACATAAATGCTTATCAAGCGAAGGCCAACATGGCGATCTTGTTATTTTAGTTTCTGATAACGATGCTTATCATATTGGCATTATTTCAGGAAGCTCTGAAACAGGAACGTTGATGTCAATTGAAGGCAATAGTAACAATGATGGCAGCAGAAATGGTTACATGGTTGCTAAAAGAGAAAATGTTTTTGCCAATCGCAATAAAAACAACGTTTTTTTTATTAATCCTTGGGGATTAATGTTGACCGGCGAAAATTGGAAAATTGTATTTGGAGATAAATATATTTTTGCATTATTACAAAACGGAAAAACGTATGCACCTGTTAGGAATTTTGTCAGGCTTGTTACTGGGTCTGATGCTACATTATCTTGGGAAGACGGGCCAGTTTACGACGGCAAGCCACTGGCCCTTCAATGCATTCTACGCGATGGTAAGTCGTATGCAGCTGTACGAGATATTGCTCGCTGTTTTAACCTTGATTGCATTCCCAATAGTGATCAGAAGAAGGTTTACCTAAAGGTCAAAAGCACTTAGATTAAACTCACTAAACCTAGCAAATTTGGTTTGGAATGTGAGTAAACTGATACCAGTTCTCCCGTTCCTATTCTTTGCTGTTATGATCTCCGCTTTATCTTCATCACTTTGTTCACCATCTTGAGTCCGCTCATAATATCCAGCTCGATATATAAACTGAATAACATCTGCATCAGATTCAATGTCTCCTGACTCTCTAAGGTCTGACATCATTGGCCTCTTGTCTTGTCGTTGCTCTACAGCCCTAGACAGGCTTGATAATGCAACAACAGGGCATTTGTACTCACGGGCAATATCTTTCAGCCCTCGGCTAATAACGCCTATGTCACGAGTTCTATTCTCTGACTTGTAAGATGTAGGCATCGCAATCATCTGTAAGTAATCAACAACCACCAAGCCAACATTAAATGAGTTTTGTGTATCTCTAATTGCATCTCGGATTCCTCCAAGGGTGACAGTTTTATCGGCAATAATGCGAACATGAAGTGACTTAGCCTCCTTAGCTACACTTTGTAACTTATCTTTTTGATAGTTATTCAGTTTTTTGGTTTGAATAACCTGACTATCCACTTCACTGTAGATTGACAACATACGTGCAGTAACCATGTCTTTTGACATTTCTGCAGAAATAATTAACACGCCAGTCTTTTTATCGTAACCTGTCATTGACTTTGCTGCATTCCATGCATATTGCAAACCAAGACTAGACTTGCCCATAGATGGCCTTCCTCCAATTATAATCAGTTCTCCATCTCTCCATCCTCCTGTAACAATATCTACTTCACTAAATCCACTACCAATACTAAACGTAGTCTCATCTTCTTCTCGGCTAATAGCCTTGTCTGACACAATAGAAATTAATTTAGATAAATCTTCTGTTGTGTTTCCGGTATACGTATCTGATACAGATTTATTTAAGTCTGTAATGATCGTGTCAATAGTCTCTTCGCCAAGGGATGCACGTTTACTTGCGTATTCAGATGCAAAAATAATTTCTCTGCGTCTATGATAATCAACAACTAACTTAGAGTAACTCTCATAATTAGATGTTGTAGGAAGTAACTCGGCACACTGCATAATGTATCCAAGTCCTCCGCATGCCTCAAGTGCGTTACGTTTTGTCAGTTCCTCATTTACGGTCACAATATCTATGTCTTGACCAGATGCATCAATAGCGGTGTATGCATCCCATATAAGGATGTGAGCCACTCTGTAGAACATTGTTTTGTCTATGTTCGTAAGATTTTTAAATAAAGTATTACCGCCTAGTAAAACAGACGCTATAAGTGATTGCTCACTCATAACGTCCGATGGAATTGCTATATTAAAGCCTAGGCTTTTAGTCTGCACGTTGCTCATTTATGTGTTCCTGTATCATTGTCAATAAGACATCATTGAGTACTTCTTGTAACTGCTGGCCTTTAATAGGAGGCTCAACTCTCCATGCCTTTAATCCACCAGTCTTGGCTACAACATGCTGAAGTGTTGGGTGCAACTTATAAAACGGAGTACCAAGTCGGATTGCTTCAGCAATATCATTAATAACAACGTGTGGTAAATAATCACCATACTTTGCGGTTGAAATACTAATCAGTACTTCCGATGGAGTCGGACGAAATTTGGCACGTGTAAGAATACGTTTGGCGCCTTCCTTTATATCCTCATCACTAATCCCTTCAATCGCTACTCTGTACACCGTATGGCTTGTATCGCTCCACTGAATACTACTTGGCAGTTGTGATAGCACAGCCAATAACTTATCCGTTGTTGTCATTAAACCAATCCTTTATATTTACTGATGATCCATTTAATTTTAATTCAGCCGTTGCAATAATCACTTTTGAATTAGCGTGTGTCTCCCAATGTTTCCATAGTGAACGCACTGTAATCATCTCTTGGTTTCGATACCACTTTCCAAGAAGTACCTTGACTCGTTCCTGTACTTGCTCTGGTCTAACTCCAGCCTTGTGCATCTGCCAGATAGTTAAGCGGACATCCTTCCACTCCTTGTCGGTAATAGGTGCTTCCGGATTAAATCCATATCTGGCTTGCTTAAATGCTTTGTAAAGTGGAAATGCTACATCATCTTCTTTTATTGCTTCTGCCTTGACTTGCTTGACTGATGTAACTTTTACATCAGCGTTGTGATCAACCGAATCAGGGAATAACTTGTAACCATTGCTTGTTGTTCTCCCACTAGGAGAAGTTCTTCCATTGACTTCAAGTAATCTCTTATCGTTTATCTTCATGCTCGTTAAGTAATGAAGTGCAGTCTTGACCGTAGTCTCAGACAATCCTGTGCATTCGATAAGCCTTTTAATGCTAGGCCAGCAGTAACCATCGTTGTCTACGTGCATGACTAAAGCCATGAACACAACAAACCCTGATGGAGTAAATGACGTTATGTGGTCTACCAGTAAACGATCTATCTGAACAAAGCCAGACGAACGTTCACCTGACAAGCCAAACGACTTGCCATTAAATACTGTAATCATGTTTACCTCTAGTTATTGTATGGACATTCGGAGCAGTATCTTTGCACCTTATTGTCTTCTTCTGATAGTTTTGTTAGTCCAGCTTGGTACACGTCAGCAAGTGGCAAAGGTGTAGAGCTGATTATTTCTAATGCTTTATTTATATCATCAACAGTCCATCCATCTGGAATGTTAATCTGTTTGATTTGTTTTATTTCTTCTTCTGACTCTCCTTTTAATTCTTTTTCAAATTCAGTAACTGAGACTCCTCTAACCTTGGCGGATTCTAAAATTTGTTTTTGTTGTTCTGTTCCAATACGTGCCACAAGCCTGTGATGAGTCCAACTAAGCCCAGCAATGCGGTTATTGATAGGCACACTAGAAGCCACCCAGCTCCAGTTAGCAAGGCTTTGATAAGCACAACCAGTTGCATCCATTGCTTGCGCATATTTTTCTCCAAATCGTTTTTGTCCATAGTTAAGAGCATCGCCAATTGCAAATTGAAAAGCTGTAGATAATTGTTGCAATGTAGCCATTAATGTAAGCCATTGATCGTATTCAATATCTTTATGGAATTCTAAACCAACATCGGTCACGTTAACTGCATCTGGGATGCTACCTATATAAACTAATTCGTTACTCATTGTTTTTCCTTTAGTGATACAAAAAGACCACGGATTTTAACACCGTGGCCTGTTTGTTGTTGGTAGATCACTTCGTTTGAATATATTTACGAAGCATTCAATATTACTGCTCTGTGTCTGTTGCTGTCAATGATTTTACTGTAAATGTTTCATCTGGATTTGACATACAAAACACGTCAGGATATTCCTCAATTAATGTGAGTTGTATTTCTTTAGGTATTTTGCTTTTCAGAATTGACATTTCAATTTTGACAGCTTCTTTAGGCACTAAGTCTAATGCTTTTTCATCTTGATTAATCATAAATGTAGGTGATGGTTTACGGAAGCAAACTTGACCCCATGGACACCTCCATGTTTTAGTTTTACCGTATAATCGTAATCTTGCAAATGCTGCAACTTGTTCTCCATATTTGTTTTGAAACCATTGAACTTTACGTTCTCGATCTTTAACCATAGACTTACACCGATCAACGACAGATTGCATAGCAAGTTGTTCTGCTTTTAGTTCTGTTTCGTATTTTAGTAATCGTTGCATTGCAAGTAGTATTTGATCTTCTGTTTCAAGTACCTCGCCAATCCAACCGTCAACGGGACCGGCATATTCGCCAGTCTCAATATCCCAATAACAGTCATCTATAATGTCAAATTTATTTGTGTCCAATTTAATCTTCCTCTGTAAAGAACACTGCTTCTGCCTCTTCAGGTGTATTGAATCCCATTAACACTTCTGTTACTAAACGCAAGTTTTGATCACTTGTGTCTGAATGTCCAGTAAGTTTAGCAAATACACGTTTCATGTCTGACGGTGTAATATCTGACCCCCAAATACGTTTGCATTCTAAAGCAAACTGTTTGCCCGGAGTAAGCGTCGTAACTTTAATCACTTGTGGAGCATCAACAATACGTAAATCACCAGCAGGAGTTACGGGTTCATCTAACTCTTGAGCAAACAATGTGCCATACCCACACAAGGCCAATGCTCTCCCAATAGCGCCCGTTTCTGCTTTCTCACGGTAATCAGCAAAGTGTTTTTCATGCTCTGTTTTGTGAGCTTTAGCAATAAGCCTTCCGGTTTCATCTAAGATTTCTGCTGCAAATGTAGTGTAGTCAACACCCGAAAGGTCGGGTACTGCATACGTCATGATTGTCCAGTCCCAGTGTTCTTCACGGAACCAAGCAATACGTGGAGCCACAGGCAAGTACTGCTTACCTTTTAAGTTAATGAAGTGTTCTTTTGGGTTAAACATTTTATTCTCCTTTGTCATTGTATTGTTCTTTCATTTCTCTAAAAGTACGACTAAATATCATTTCTGTTTTTATTTGCCATACTTCAAATGTTGTGTAAAAAGCGTCAACTTTAGAAACTAAATCTGCAAAAGGATTAGCATGTAATGTATATTTTCCTTCTACTAAATCTATATCAAATGTTGGATATATATCTGACAACTCTGCTAATAATGTAAGTGGCGTGAGGCCTACAATTAGTGCATTTTCATGTAAAAGGTAATCACCTTTTTTATCTTTTGCATATAACCAAATTAATGCTGGATCAGTAACTAATCTATTTGTTGGTACATATGTTGTAGACAATTGTATTCCTGTAGATATGCCAATAACTGTCATTAACACGTTATCGTAATTTATTGCTCTGTATACAGTAAGTAACTCAGACAGTGAAACTTCAGCTAATTTGTAGTCATCTGGCCCTTGACCATCAGCATTTAAACTTTTAATAGCAATGTCTTTACTTGACCACACGTTACCAAACAACCACATGCCTTTTTGAGTACATGAAATAGCATCTGTTTGTTCAGAATTTCTAGCTACCCAACATGTTGTGTGTGGTTCAAAGTCTAACCATTTGTCGTGATTATCTAGCAACATAGGCCAGATTCTATTTAAATCCATTTAAGATTCTCCAATTTTGTTTGTACATTAAATAATTTATCAATTGATACTATATGTGTGATGACATCTTCCATATTTCTGCAAATAATGGTGATGTGTTTTTCGGCTAATAGTTGTTGTTCATATCTAACTGCTCCTTTCTCTGTTTTAAGTTCTATACCTGTAGAGCAAAATCTCCAGTCTTTATGATGCACATATATATCTGGCGCACCTATTGTATTACCTTGCCACCCAGTGGAATAGTGATATGTTTTGCAAATAGGACATCGTGTTTTTCCACGTGACTTACCTACTTCAATTACTGTGTATCCACATGCAGTTAGCAGTGTTGTTACTTGACTTTGAAATGTTGATTCTGCTTTACGTCTCATTCGTTTGACTTAATATAATCGTGAAACCAAATTAATATGTATATTGCAATTGATATCATTAATTGTAATAAACATGTGACACGAGGATTAGGTACGTTTGACTTCAAAATGTAAATACTCCCACACTTTATCTATGTGGTCTACTTTTGATCCGTCAGGCCAATGTAAATAACCTTCTGTTTTTATTCCAATTTTAGCTGCAAGAGCTGTTGGCGCTCGCAGTAAAATTTGTAATACATTTGGATAAAACATTGCATTATGCAATGCGTGTAAAACTGCTGTAGGCATTTGTTTATATTCATAATTAGCATTTCGTTCATAGTCATCTCCTGTTACTTTGAACTGTGTATTTGAAATTGTTTCTTTTGTTTGTTCGTTTGTAATAATTGTTTTACACATTAATCTCCATTTCCATAAATTATTCATAAGGGCAATGATGTGTTTTCTACTCCAAGTAGACCAACCGTTTGGTGACATTAATGCATAAACTGACACATCTCCTGTTAATTTTTTTTGCTCAGCAATCATAATCCAATATTGATATATAATTTTTGCAACAAATTGATTTGAAACAGTAACGCTATAGCCTAAACCTTTAATGGTATAGGCTACAGCGTGATAGTTAGTGCGTCTTCTACTTGGCATTAGAATTTAGGTATTGTTGTGCCTTTGTGACGAGTAACACAATACCCGCATTTCCAAGGTGGTGTCCAATTACCTGATAAAAACTCATCTACTACATCCGTAACTGCAACACGTTCTAACTCTGTTGCATTGTAATCATTTTTATTTTTGTCTGTAATCCAAATAATTTTGTCATTGTGCCAAAACAAATTGTCTATTGTTTTGATTTCTTGTGCGGATTCTGGTGTGTTATCCCATTCACGTGGCATTCTGAATGTAACTAATTTAAGTCTCCATTGTGGCCATGATAATGAAATTATGCCATTTAATCCAATTAGTGGTTCTAATTTACTCCATCCTTCTTTGTAATCACTATTTTGTTTCATTGCATTTAACATGTCAATTAATTCTTGTAACATAAAAACCTTTCTATTAATAAATGTATTACTTGTATTGTACCGTAAGTAATCAATCACACATACATTCTTCTTCCCATCCATTACAACACTCGCATGGTGTGTATCCCATTGCTTGTTTGTCATCATCAGTAAGTTCATCATTTACTCGCTGCACTTCGTCAATGTAACCATCTTGTCTACTTATAGTGCCAGCAAAGCACATACCCGGCTCTGAGTAGTGCATTGCAAAGTTAAGCTTGGGATACTTTGCACTCATGATTATAAACCACTCTCGTGGTGGCCCCCATGCTGTGTCAAACGAATACCGTAACTCGTTATCGTTACCAATGCTTTCTAGTATGCATCCGTAACATGCATTCCATTTGGTCCCCCAATTAGATAAGGACCATTCGTACCAGTTGTTACCATCTTCTTCATCTGGCATGGGAACTGACCCATTAAAATCTACTTGATAAAGATCATGTTGATCTTTAGATGTGTTTTCTGTGTGCCATTTTGTGACATCGTCAATGTTACTACCAGATACTATAAATGTGTTATCGCACCAATTCGGCATTGTGTTACTCCTTAACCGTAAACTAACTCACCAAAGCATAGTTCTTGAAGCATTGCGTCAATCACATCTTGATCGACTTGTTGCTGTTCTTCAAAGGATCGATCACCTTGCGTCCATGACTTTGTAAGATTATCTAGGACATCTCGTGGAGATATCGTATGTATCTCACCTTCGTCATCATGTATATCTATGTACCAAAGCTCAGGCTTGGTGACCCAAGCAGCATGCCACTTGGTAACCCACTCACAGTGATGTAATCCTTCTGTGATTTGGTCATACCAAAACTCGTTGTCAATACTACCCACTACCCACTTGATGTGTGTGTCACTTGCTTGCATATCGTTCTATCTCCTCTACTGCTTGTCTAATTGTTTCCCAATTTGTGCCAATAGCTGCATCATGGCAATCACGCAATATCTCTACAACGTCTGTCCAGTGATGCCAGTTCTTTGCAGCATCACGATCAAACTCACCCGTTTCAACTTGTCCAAGATTCTTACTTAGTTGTGTCACAAAGTCGTATGGACCCCACACATCAATGAGATATTCCGGGTATTTCTCCCGGAATAAACGCAGTTCTTCAGTCATCTCTACATCAATCCTTGCTACTTCTTCTGGTGTCATGGCACTGGCCACCCATCTGGTTCTTGTAATCTGCATGCAAGACATAAGTCATGCGCACTAAATACGTCATTCCAGTAGCTGTATGCACAGTCATCGACGTATTCCCACATTGCTTCATTAAACTCTTCTATGGTACGTTCGTGATACACGGACTGAACTAAAGCAAGAAACTTTACGATCTCATTTTCCGTAACTTTGACTGCGCTTTGTATTTCTTGTTCGTTGATGAAACAACGTATTGCTGCATCGGTATAACGTACATCAATGGATTTAAAAATACGCTTGCCAAGGGCAGCCATAAAATATATGCCATTGGATGGCGATAGGCACTCACCATCTGTAGTGTAATGCCCCCTTTCATCCCAGTGATCTTGCGACCATTCGTCGTTGTCTGCTATTGAGTAGAACATGTTTATTTACCTTTTATTTATTGTGTTTGATCAAACCCAGCGGGATGCGCTTCCATGAGCGCGGATGACAATATCGCTATCGCCATCACATTGGAGAGATTTATGACACGTTACGCAAGTCATGTGCACCATCTGCAACATGTTACGCATTGCTCTGGCCTCGTTGATGAATGGGTCACTAGGGCATTGCTTCATGCCAAGGGCATAAGCAGTGTGGCGATAACTGTCGTAGTCTTCGTGTGGCAGGACTGTGAATGTACCCCAGCCAGCTCGTTTAGCCTCTGCTTGATCGGCATAAGTATCACATGAAGCTTGCAATATGCCTTTGAATGGCTGTGCAATAGGCTCACGCCACTGATGTGTGTAACCACGATGGCCATGGCTGTATCTAAGCATGTCATTCCATATAGGGAATGGTGCTGCTACAGGGTCACCATACGTTCCCATACGTAACTCTTTACCAGACACCCAAGCAATAGTTGCTGCAACTATACTAGACACAATAGGCATGTTGCCTTTTTGGAATGATTGCCATACACCAGTAGTGCCTTTACCTATATTGACGTAGCATGTACGCACACGTTTCCACTTGCCAGTACGTGGGTCTTTCTTCCAAGTTTTCATATGCTTGCAGTTACCACAGATAGATCTGTCTAGACTTGTGTCAATAGCATCTTGTGGATGCACATCACGCATAATGATGTATGTTTGCAACATGTCACCAGTTTTGATGTTGTAGTCTTTATTGTTAGTCTGACAGTTAGACATGCATACAATGATTGGTTGTGGTTTAGACCATGATAGTTGGCTAAGGCCGTTGTAAATACAGTATGTGTTGTACTTTGGTTTCATGTGTTTACCATTATGTACATTAGTAAAAAGAGCTGGATTTGCATCCAGCCCAAATTTATTGAGATATTCTTTTGCCGTCATATTTAATCCTTTGTGTTCCAATACCAAATTCATCTGAGTATCTAGTCGTCTACTCTGTCTTCCATTACTGCACGTAAAACATTAAATGTTTTGTGTGTGTTATTGCACCAAATACTAGCAAAACCAACTAAACAATGACGTTCGCTGTAAATACGATATTGATCTCCATCGTAACTTTGTTCAATGCCACGGCGTAAACCGGCGCATCCAATCAGGTTGACTAACTCTCGTCGTACAGTGACGTTGCTTGGTTGATTTCTATATGTTTTCAAATAGACAGTAACCTCTTCATTTGGTGTATTGTCACCATATGTAGACCATAATTCGTATTTGTATACAACAGGATTATGTGGTTTCATTTCTTTTTCCTTCTATCGACCGTGATTGTTACAAACTCTTCATTGACATTCCATTCAATGAATTCGTCTGCGCATTCAAGACAATACTTAGCATCTCGTTGTACCCAAGCACGCATTACGCCCAAGAAATATTTCTTATCTTTACCTGAGCAGTTAGTCATGCGATAAAAGTGGCGTGCCCAACGCAGTACGCCGGGAGCATTAAACATTGGAACAGACACGAGTTTTAATTTTTTCATTGTGTTTCTTTACTATTGTGTATTTGTGCGTTGTTAGTGAGACGCACCCCTCACATCAACAATGGTTACGAATTTGACGAACGCGCGCAAAACTTCTCAAACATTTTTTCAGCGTCGTATAGATCACCGGGCCGACAGAAGTAATACTCAAAGACTTGATTTAATATGTCAAGGACAATCTCTTCAAAGGCGTTGTGGCCGTCCACTTTTCCAATACAAAATTGTAAACCATCAATCATAGGATGAAACTGACTAAGTAATTCGCCAAGATCAGCGTACGATTGATTGTAGACGTAGGTTTGGAGTGTGTCAAAAGTCGGTGAGTTGTGCAGACATGTAAGCAGTTCTGCAACTAATTTTGCGTTAAGGCATTGGAAATGTGTCATTAGTTTCTTTCTTTATTTTTGTTTTCTGCAACATGATCAAGAGAATTTGACAATGCGGTTTCTTCCGTCCAACTGTCAACGATAGGCTCGTCATCTTCGCGTAGTGTTTTTAGTATTTCCCTCCAGTTGATTTCACGCATCTCATTACCGATTACATCAGTGAGATAGATTTTACCGATTTCATCAGTGAGATAGATATTTGCAATGCTCCAAATCATTTCGCCATACATCTCTTCAAAGTAACTTTGAAGATCTGACTCATCAAGATGTTCACGTTGTTCGTCATCATAGTCTTGATACCAGTTCTCTACTTCCTGTTGATAATGCAGATAAAACAACCATGTTGCGTAATTAGTCCAGCCGTAGCAGGTATTCATAGTTAAATCTCTCCTAGTGTGTTAGTTTGTAGTTTTATTACGTCTTGCATTATTTCAATCAGTAAATCGCTTGGAGCATCAGCTTCCACCAACCCATCAATGAATGCTTGTTGAACACATTCGTTGATTTCTTTTTGAGTGTAATCGTATTCAAGGTCAAAGTATTCCCAAAGACTCCAATCAGGTAAGTCAGCAGTAGTTATCCCCATGGTTTTATCGAACATTTGATCTACTAGATTACGAAACGTTGGCTCTGTGTATTTCATTGTGTGTACCTTTTTTTATCTATTAATTTTCATCATCTATTATTAATAATTCGTAGTTGTCGTTATTTTTGACGTATACGGAATCGATGATTCGAGATGCTTCAAAAACGTTTACGGACTGGTCGTTGTCTGCCTCTGCTTCATTGATACATGGACCGCCAGCCTCATCAGTGCATGAGCATGCGTTGTGCCCATATACACATGGAGGAAACGAGTATGCAGGACAATCTCTATATATGTAAAAGCGGATGTATTCAGCTGTTCCTATTGACATTGTGTTGTCTTTCTGTGCGTTGTTAGTGAGTCGCACCCCTCACATCTAACTAGTCCACGAGGGACAATCGGTTATTGTTATTGACACATGCATACTTGACCTGCTTCTCAAAGTCAGGCATTGAGCTAGATACATACTTCCAAAAGTCGAAGTTAACGCTAGGTAGTTTGACCTCTACAATAACGCGCTCCAGTGTTTGGATTGCTTCATCAATCTGCTCTTCAAGCGTCTCAGCATTAATCTCAACTTTAATGATTTTTTTCATGGTTGAAGACGTCCCCGGACTATCCTTCCACGGACGAGCTACAAACTCTATTTCAATCTGAACCAGAGGCGTTTGATGCAGCGTTCTAGTGTCTCTGTCTGATACCTCAAATCTCAAAGTATATTGCATCTTTATGAGATGCCCGTTAAGTTCAATAGTATCTGTGTGTTCGGTAGTGTGATAATTACCATATGAAGTCATTGTGCCGTCTTCAATTTTGGCAGGGATAGCGAGGCAGCTGTTACGGAAATACGTTGTGTATAATTCTACTGACATTGTTTTGTTTCTTTTCTATGCGTTGTTAGTGAGACGCATCCCTCACACAAACATTAGATAGCGAGTTTGACGGTGAAAGAGAATTCGTCATCGGTAATGTTTTCATCGGCTCGCAAGTAATTCATTATCATTTCGGTTTCAACTTGTTCAAGATTAAGAGTTATTTCATCAAGATCAATTAACACATAATTAAGTGGGTTACTAAAAGCTGCAAATCTTTCCCACATATGATCATAATGATCTTTTGTTATTAATTTTTCTATTAATAACTTCTCAAGTACAAGTGACCCGTATAAAACTACTGGTACAAATCTCATTTAAAAAATTTCCTTTTGCTGCACCTAACTTTATTTGTGACTATATTGACGTAAACCATCATGTATGGTTTGAAGTCATAAGTGTGTTCAAGACATCGATAGATTCTTATCTGCCAAATTTGTATTTGCAGAGCCACTCTAACGCTAGCGTCACTTCTTGCTTCTGCGGCTTTATTAAAGACAGAAACAGGGCCGATTTCTCGGCCCTTAAAGTCAAACGCTTGGTTTTGATATGTATATCTAGCCATTACTTGTATCTACCTCTTCCCACCCTACGGGTGCATGTATTACAGTTCGTGGCATCGGTGTGATTGCTGACACCCATGTATCAAACAACACGGTTTCTTCTTCCGTCGGCTCTCTTTGAATCCAGTCTTCAAAACCTTTGGCATTGCGTGTGTCATGAGGAACATGAGCATCAGCAAAGTCCATGAGTTCGGCAAGATTTGTACGGCTTACGAAATCTAGTTTACGTTGAAAACTTGGTCTCAATTTGATGAGTCCTTCGTATCCACCACCGGGGTGGATGTGAAGGTATGCGAAGTTCAGGATAAGCATCCTGTGATGTGTTAGGTCTATCATTGTGTTCTCTTTCATGCGTTGTTAGTGAGTCGCATCCCTCACATGTGTTTAAGGAACGATTACAAAGCCGTGTTTTTCTACGCATTTTGCTTGATAAACAGTATCAACAAAGTTGTTTATCCATTCTTTGAGATCAAGATAGTCATACGTATCTTTGATTGTTTCATTTGTGTATTCGACATTAACTTCGTCAAGGTAACCGTTAGTTTTTAATGTCCATGTATTGTTATAGACATTGATTGTTATTTTGAAATGTGCAGCCGTCATCACTTCATAGTGCATGTATAGATCAACGGTTATGTTGCCATTGATGGTTGCTCTATGTTTGGTGCGTCCGTTTTCAGTGATGAAAAACTCAACGTTTGTAATCGTATCGTATTGAAACTCGTACGCTTTTAGTACGTTAGTTGCCAGCAAGCTTGGTGCAATAAGGTTATTCATTTTCTAAGTTCTTTCGCTAAGTTATTGTTATAGTTTTGATACCAGTTCCACAGTATCTCTACATCATCTTCAGGTTTCCCGTTAGGTTTAACGGGTTGTTTAAATTTTTCACCGATAAGTTTGTACATGAATTCCATGTTTTCAACCCACTGATCGTAGGTTGCTTTTTTATATTCCGTTGTCATTATGTTTATCTATTCTTTCTTGGTACTGATTGATTGTGTCGAAGAACCATCCCACAAGCCCCACGATGACCAACGTGAGGACAATGATGCTTATGATGAACCACATGTCACCACCTCCTTTTAATTGAAGTAGATTTCGTTGTACGCCATGTACATCCATCCGGCTATTATGATTAAGAATCCTACGATTCCTACCAATTCTTTTTGTTTTGTAGACATTTTTATTTTCTTTTTCTTTGTAACATTAAAATGCGATTAGCACTTCCATTTTTTGTTGTTCCGCCAACATCTCCACTTCTTACATGTTTAGTAAACGCTTCATGTATGTTTTCTCCTACTGGGAGAAGATCTATTGGTAATTCATCTAACGTTCCTCCTTCCCATGTTCCATCAGACATAAGTTTTATTTGGTCATAACGTATTACAACTCTATGAAAATCTGGATTTACATACCAATCATTATTTGGTGTGTTTAAAGAAACAACGACTCCAATAGAGTTTGGTCGTCGTACATTTCGGACTTGTTGTCCTGTCTTAAGCATATTGTTCCTTATTATTCTTATTCAATATATGAGGGGGGTAAAATCCGACCCCTCCACCCCAGTAAAAATTAGAGGGGGGTAAAATCCGACCCCTCCAATTATTATTTACTTACAGCCGTTATTTTCTTGTAATGCGAGTAAACGCATATATTTTTTGTTTGTTATATCTTCACATCTTCCATTCATTTTATATAGTCGAACATTGATGTTTTCATCAAGTCCAAGTATGTCATACAGTTGTATGTCTGCTGTGCATTTTGTAGCAGATACGTATTCGTTTAGGACATTTAAAGCGTGGTTAATTGATTCAAACGCCAACATGCATGTTCCGAAAATGTCGTCTGCATGAGCAACACAACTGCTTTCGTTTAGTCTTAATACGTAAACAAACCTTTTTATTTCTGTATTCTCTGGTGCTACTAAGGTTGCCAAATCATACGTCATTTGATTAACTCCATGTTTAAAAATGTATCCGAAAGTTTTATGATTGCCTCTGCCATTTTCAGCTCCGCTAAAGCAGCGCGGTTTTCGGCTGCTTGCAGCTTGAATTGCATCAACACAATTGTGCCAATGCAGAGTGCCAAGATCACACCACAAACTATATCTTTGACGTAGACCCAAGTGGGTCCAACATTAACTACCTTATCCATTACTTTCCTTCCTCTAGCATTTTTGCTGACTTACCAAGTGCCAAGAGTGAGTCATAGCACTCATTCACCATCCACATGTTGTCTTCGACATTGTAGATGGATGCTTCAAGTGCGCCGTCCTTCTTGCGCATCTTTGCGCAGAACAAGACGATTTTTGTAGTGATGTCGGACGGAGTCCGACGATTCTTAGGTGACTTCAATGCACCCAAGTCGTTTATGATGTTGAAGGCCGTAGCCTTCAGAATCTGGTGGTCTAACCTATTCATTGTGTTTACCTTTCCAAACTTCTCCGCACAGGAGAAAGGGTAGCCGGGGAATCGAACCCCGGATTAGCACCAGCTCTACCTACTTACTTCTTTGCTTCCGATAATTATTGATAATGTGGCGTATGTTGTTTGCGTGACGCCCTTCGTATATAAATATACTTGGGCACTGTGGCTCCCAATAAGCCAAACACTTCTCTCCAATGGACACGGATATGTAATTTACCGTGTCTGTTTCATCAGTAAACGTATTTACGTCTGCTGATGAAGCGTAAGCAATGTCTTCCATGACACGCTTAACTAACTTGTCACTACGAAACCGTAGTGTTTTACTGTAGACCATCGTATTCTCCTTTCTTCGTAAACCAAGTTTCGGAGTACGGCTCTTCGTACGCCTGTGACTCCCAACCTGTGGGAGTTGCTGTCCAAACTACGTCCGCAGGGACGCTATCGGCACTGACTTCTGTAATGTCAATGCCTAAAAATTCTTGTGACGTCAAGTCATAGATTCGGCTGTACCGAATAATTTTCATTTATTTTCCTTCTGCTCCTTCTGAAAAAAGGAGCCAATGCTCCATCTTCTTCCGAACAACCCCACCGTCACTACTAACCATGTAGTAGTAGTGGCCATGCCGACGAAGACAACGGTGACTAACCGTCGTCACAAACGCCGTCCCGTCAGGGACGTACTTGGACATGTAGGCCTCGGCCTGCTGTTTCGTAACAAACAGGGCCCCGGCCCACAGACCGCCCACAACCGGGTCATGAAACCCGCAGTGGACGGCAAACCCGTCTCGCAAAGCCTTCAGCCGTACAATGTACGGGTCAGGCGTCTTTGGGAACGGTCTGGCTCTTTCGAGCCAGAGAATATCCTCTCCGTATTCCAAAACTTTCATCTTCTTAACCTTTCTGCACAACGTAACGTGTGCAAACCGCACCAAAACGTTCCATGTCCTCGCAGGACAACTCTGTCCCGCGACGATCCGCCGGCATATCCGGCAAATCAATTGCGTTGACCGACAACGCAACTGCCGCCAAATGGAGGGGGATGACCCCGTACACCTCCATACCTCGCACGTTTTCAACTGTGGCATGAGCCACCACAGTTACGTCACTTCCGACGTAACCATGCTTCATTAACCACTCCACGGCACCTTGATGCCGTGTAATAACCACTCTTGTTGTCATGTTAACTCCTATTAATAGTGACCTCTGCGGTCGTGTAGTAGAATCCCGATTCCACTTTGTTCCTAAAGATCCATACATCATCAATCTCAACCATGTTTTTCTCACTCTCAATGAAAGAGAAAAACACAGCAAACTTACTAAGAGACGATGTCTTGTTACACGCCTCACGCAGTTTCTTGTATGCCTCATAGACATACTCAAAAACAACGCCTGCCGGCCAATGACAATCAACAGGCACATCAATGTGCTTGTCATCAAGGGCAAGCGTCCACAACTGATTACAATCAAAACATGTTTCCATAATTTCCTCCGTTTTCTTTGTCAAAAAAACCAAAAAATCTACCCGGCATGATGTGCCGGGTAGAAAACAACCAACTACTTGCGTAGCTGGCGTGCAACTCTTCGGAGTTGCATCATC